CTGCACGAGGTGACCGAGCGCTTGCTGACGGTGTTCGCGACGACGAACCTCTACAACGTGCTCCCCCTGGTCTATGGCGACCTCGGCATCTTCGGCACGGCGTGCATGAGCATTCTGCAGGACAGTAAAGATCTGTTCCGCGCCTACAGCTATCCGATCGGCAGCTTCGCGCTCGGCCAGGACCGTCGTGGCCTGGTGACGACCTTCGTGCGGGAATACGAGCTCACGGTGCGGCAGATCGTTGAAGATTTTGGCGTGCAGATGGACGGCCGCACGATCGACTGGTCGAGCTTGAGCACGACGATCAAAAACCTCTGGGACCGTGGCGACTACGAAACCGCCGTGCCGATCACGTGGCTGGTGCAGCCGAACGAGATGGCCGATCCGAATCGCTTGAGCGCGAAATATCTGCCCTGGGCGTCCTGTCACTGGGAGAACGGCAGCCAAGAGAAGAAGTTCCTACGAGAAAGCGGCTTCGAGACGTTCCCGATCATGGCGCCCCGATGGGACATCACCGGCGAGGACACCTACGGCACCGACTGCCCCGGCATGACCGCGCTCGGCGACGTGCGCCAGCTGCAGATCGAGCAAAAGCGGAAGGGCCAGGCGATCGCGAAAATGGTGGACCCGGCCCTGGTCGGGCCCTCGGCGCTGCGCACGCAGAAGACCAGCCTGTTGCCGGGCGACATCACGTATGTCGATACCCGCGAGGGCATGCAAGGGCTGCGCGCGATCCACGAGGTCGGCCTCAACCTCGAGCACCTCGGCCGAGACATCGGCGAAGTGCAATACCGGATTCAGCGCGCGTTCTACGAGGATCTGTTCCTCATGCTCGCGCGGTCGGATAACCAGCGCGGTAGCCAGCCCGTCACCGCCCGCGAGATTGACGAACGGCACGAAGAGAAACTGCTGGCCCTGGGCCCCGTGCTCGAGCGCACGAATGACGAGCTGCTCGACCCGATTGTCGATCGCGTGTATAAGCTGCTCGAGCTGAACCATCTCCTGCCGACCCCGCCCGACGTGCTCAACGGCGTGACGCTCAAGGTGGAATACATCAGCATCCTCAGCCAAGCACAGAAGCTCGTCGGCGTGGCCGGGCAAGATCGGTTCCTGCAGAGCACCGGCGCGCTCGTCGAGCTCTACCCCGACATCCGCCACAAGATCGACATTTTCCAAGTCGTTGACAACTACGCCGACATGCTCGGCGTCGATCCGAAGATCCTGATCCCGAGCGAGCAGGCGCAGGCGGCCGTGAACGCGGAGCGGCAAGCGCAACAACAGCAAGCGCAGGCCGAGCAGGCCGTCAATATGACGAAGGCCGCGAAGCAGGCCAGCGAAACCCCCGTCACGGGCGATTCCATGCTCGCGCGCATCGTGAACGGCGCGCAGCAGGCGAATGCTGCGCAGCCGGTCGGAGGCTAACCGATGGACCGAGCGATCACCGGGAACGCCGGCGACCCGCGCGCGGTCAAAACGGCGAAACGCCTGCAGGCCCGCCGGGAAGCGTTCGCGCTAGACCAGCTCCAGGCCACCCTGAAAACGCCCGCCGGCCGCGCGGTCATTTGGGATCTGCTGACGCGCACGGGCGTCTTCGCGAGCATCTTTCGCCAGAGTTCCGAGATCTACTACTTGGCCGGCCGCCAGGACGTCGGGCATGAGCTGCTCGCGCTGTGCATGCAGGCCGGCAAGGATCTCTATCTCCTGATGGAAACCGAAGCGCGGAACCGTCAAGAGCGAGACGACCGAGAAATCGACGCGACGCAAACCGCGCGCGCCGACGAGTAGGAGGGTGGACGATGACAACCGCAGCGACGCCCGCGGCACAGGCCACAACCACGGCCGCGGCGACCACGACGGAAGAGGGCAAGAGCAAGACTGCAACGACCGTGGCGGCGGCCAGTGAATCCGCAGCCTCGGACGCAGCAGTAAAGGCAGCAGCGGACGAGGCAGCCGCAGAGAAAACGGCCGCCGATGCCACAGCCGCCGACGAGAAAGCCGCCGCAGCGAAGGCCGCGGAGTCTGCCGCCGGCAAGACCGGCACCACGCAGGCCCCCGACAAGTATGAGCTGCAGCTGCCAGAGGGATCCGAGGCATGGCTCGAGGCGGCCGATCTCAAAGAAATCGAAACGGTCGCCAAGGCAGAAGGCTGGACGAACGAGCAAGCGCAGGATCGTCTCGACCAACACGCGACCATGATGGTCGCTCGGTCGGCGGCGTTTCGCGTGGCGACGGAAGCGGATCCGATTTACGGCGGCGAGCACCTCGCCGAAACGGAACGGCACGCGACGCTCGCCCTCGATCGACTCCGGCCCGCCGGCACACCCCAGGGCGACGCACTGCGCAAGCTCCTGGTGAAAACCGGATTCGGCAACAACATCGAGGTCGTCTCATTCCTGAGCGACATCGGCAAACGCATGGCGGAAGACGTGCCAATCGGCGGCGGCGGCGGCGGGCGGGACAAGGGCGACACGACGAAGAAGCTCTACGACCATCCGACCTCTGTGGCGCTGTCGAAAGACGCGTAACCGCCGGGGAGAATTGAATCATGGCAGCACTGGGCACTGGCAATCTGACGCTCGCCGACTGGGCGAAGCGGCTCGACCCCGATGGGAAAGTTCCCCAGGTCGTCGAGCTCCTGCAGCAGTCGAACGAGATCCTCGACGACATGACGTTCATCGAAGGCAACCTGCCGACCGGGCACCGCACGACGGTGCGGACGGGCCTGCCGGCTGTCGCGTGGCGCTTGCTCAACCAGGGCGTCGTGCCCTCGAAGAGCACGACCGCGCAGATCGACGAGCAGGCGGGCATGCTCGAGGCGTGGAGCGAGGTGGACAAAGATCTGGCGCTGCTCAACGGCAACGTCAACGCCTTCCGTCTGTCGGAAGCCACCGCGTTCATCGAAGCGATGAATCAGGAGATGGGCCGCGTGCTCTTCTACGGGAACGCCGGCGTCGCGCCGGAACAGTTCACGGGCATGAGCGTGCGCTACAGCAACAGCGCCGCGACCAACGCCGACAACGTGATCAAGGCTGGCGGCGTCGGCGCCGACAACACCTCGATCTGGTTGATCGCCTGGGGCCCCGAAACGATCACGGGCATCTTTCCCAAGGGCAGCAAGGCCGGGCTCATTCACGAAGACTTCGGCGAGGTGACCGTGGACATGACGGCTGGCCTGCCCGGCGCCAGGATGCGCGCGCTGCAGGAGCGGTTCCAGTGGAAGAACGGCATCGCGGTCAAGGACTGGCGCTATGCCTGCCGCATCTGCAACATCGACATCAGTGACCTGGGCGGCGCGCCGCCGATCACGACCATCATCGACGCGATGGAGCGGGCCGTGGAAACCATCCCGAACGAGCTCGGGAAAAAGGTGTTCTACATGAACCGCACGATCCGGCGGTTCCTGCGGAAAGAAGTGCGGGAGGCGGTCGGCCGTGGCGGCGGGCTGACGTATGAGAACTACGCCGGCAAACGCACGCTCATGTTCGACGACATCCCGATCCGCCGCGTGGACCAGCTGATCAACGCGGAGGCGCTCGTGCCGTAGCGTCCCGACGTCGGGATCTCCGGTTTTTGCGAAACTTTTCAGGAGGGTCAATCATGTTTCTCGATGCACTTACCTTGGTCAGCGACGCGCAGGCCTTCGGGGCCGCGGCAGTCTCGACCAATTCGATCGACCTGGGCAACGTCACCCCGAAGCGCGAAATCGGCACCGGCGAGCCGATGGGCTTCGGCTTTCAAATCGATGTGTCGGGCACCGTGGCGGCCTCGCTCGTCGAGATCATCAGCGCAACCGACGCGGCGCTCACCGCCGGCATCCTCGTCGAAGGCAGCTTGACGATCCCGCTCGCCGCGGCGCTCGCGGGATCGTTGTGGTTCGTGCCCTTGCCGATGGGCCGACCGACGCAGCGGTTCCTCGGCATCCGCGTCACCACGGCCGGCGGCACGATCACCGCGACCAGCTGGCTGACGGCGCATTCGATGTTCTCGATTCTGGCGAAGGTCTACGCGAAGGCGTTCGTCGCGTAGTCGGATCGTGTTCCCGCGCGCGCCGGCTGTCCTCACGTTGAGGCGGCCGGCGTTCGCATTTCCCGCGAGGTTGAGATGGCACCAATCAAGACACTCCCCCCGAAGAAAGGCGGGCCCGCGGCCCGATCGATCGAGAACGTCAACCGCGCCGCGCGTCCGCTGGCCCCGCGGCCCCCACGCGATACGACCACGCCCGTGCGCGTGCGCGCGCTCAAAGTTGTCTACTACGACGACAAGCTGCGCCGGCCGGGTGACGTGTTCAGCATCAGCGGCCGGACGAACAAGCACGGCGAGCTCGCCGAGTTCAGTCATGTCGCGATGGAGCGGTGCGATCCGCACGAGCCGGAGAAGATTACCGGCAGCCAGGAGGCGCTCGATCGCGAACACGAAGACATTCGGGCCGGCCGCGCCGCCGCCCGTCAGCAGGACAACCCCGATCCCGAAGCGCGGATGATTCCCGGTGATCGTCGCCCGGCCGCAACCATTCCCGGCGCGAATCGCCCGTCAGCCGTGGCGACCGGCCACGGCGATCCGCTCGGCGCCGACGACTAACCGCTCGCAAAGGTGCCGGCGCGCTGACAAGGCCGACCAGGCCGGCGCGCCGGCCCACGTGTAGGAGTAGCGATCGATGGCCCACAAAGACGAATACCTGCCCTACACGATCTATCTCAACGATCTCGACTACTACAATTCACGGTTCATCACGCCCACGAATCCGGGCGCCGAGGTGACGCTCGACCCGCCGAACGACAAAGTACACCGATCCCCGCAGGACGCGGCCACCGTCTA